ATACTTTACAGATGAAACTTCTACACAAGGTCAAGTTTCATTAGAAGGTACTTTAGAGTTTCTTGCTGGCGAAGGTATTAATACAGTCGCTTCAGGAACAACAATCACAATTTCAGGTGAATTAGCATCTACTTCAAATGTAGGTGTTGCTTCATTTACTTCAGACAACTTTGCTGTGAGTGGTGCAGGTGAAGTTTCTATTACACAAGTTGACGGAGGTACATATTAATGTGGTCAAAAATATTAGACTTTTTTAAATCTGGCGCTCCAGGTATTAAGAAAAAACCAGAGATTGATGTTAAAGGTTTAGAAAAGAAAACAAAAGTAGAATTAGAAAAACTTGGTAGAAAAGTTGGTGTTGAATTAGATAGAAGACTAACTAAGGCCAAGTTAATACAACAAATTAAGAAACAAGTTAAGTAATGGCAACAGTAATACTACCAAAAAGGTCAGAAACAGCATTAGCAGTTCCGTCAGCAGGTTCTTTAGAAGCTGGCGAATTAGCAATGAACATTACAGACGGTAAGTTTTATACAAAAACTTCCGGTGGTGTTGTAAAAGAAATTGGTGGTGCAGGTGCCGTAACATTACAAGATGTTACTACTTCAGGTGCAGTAACAAACAATGATATTGTACTTGATGGTTCAGATTTAGTATTTGAAGGTGCATTAGCAAACGCCTTTGAAACAACTTTAACAGTACAAGAACCAACTAAAGATAACACAATCTCATTGCCTGACCAATCAGGTACAGTTGCAATGGACGGTGATGCTTTAGCATACGCTATTGTGTTTGGAGGATAATAAGTGGCTAGTAGTTTTAAAAACGCAGGTTTAGATGTTGGCGTTGTAGATGACGCAACAGGAAATATTTACACAGCTTCAGGTTCAGGTGTAACTGCTGTTATTCACGCTGTTTATATCTCAAATAAAAGTTCAACAAATGAAGCTAAAGTAAATGTAAAAGTTACTACAGACGGCGGTTCAACTTTTTATCATGTAGGTAGAAGTTTAAGTGTTCCTGTAAATAACACCTTAGTTTTAGATAAACCAATTAACTTAGAGAATAATGATATTCTTAGAGTATATGCTGACCCTAATCCAGACAGTTCGTCTGTAGATGTTGAAGCGTATGCAAGTATTTTGGAGATTAGTTAATGGCTAGTTTAGGATATGTAGTACCTGTAAGTCAACAAAGTAAAGAAACTTTCCACGGTTTAAGAAGAACAACCCAAGGATTACTTTATTACACTAAGATAAATAAAGACCAGAATACTACAATTGATTTATCTAATGGAGTAAGTCCTGTACAACTACCTGTTTCAGGTGGTTATGTTGATGAAAATATTTCATTACAATCTGTACAATATTTTACAGGAGATAATTCAACAACACAATTTACAATGAGTCCACCAGTTTTAAACGAAACAAGAATTATAATATTTGTAAATGGAGTGGAACAAAAAGAGGGTAGAGATTATACTTACTCAAGCCCTACTGTAACTTTTTTGATTAAACCTTTTAATGGGGCTCAAGTTGCTGTAGGATTAATTGACAAAGAATACAAAAACAATACAACCGACAAGTATCAACAGTATATTTTTGAAGATGGTGAAGCGACATATTTTGTAGATGCTGACGGTTATTTAATTAAAAGGGAAAATATAGGTTACAACTTAACAGCTCTAGGAAGTGATGATTTTAATACTTTTGAAAACACATCAACAGTTAGCACCACATCTTGGCAATCATATGTATAAAAGTTGTATAAATAGTAGTAATAAATAAAGGTTAACCATGGCAGATTTTAAACTAGGCAGAATTAAATTTAAATGGAGAGGTGACTGGCAAGCATCAACGGCCTACCTTGTTGATGATATTATAAAATATGGTGGTAACACTTATGTGTGTATTACTAATCATACATCTCCAAGCTCAGCTACAGGATTCTATGACGGCTATCCAGATAGTTCTACTAACTTAGCATATTGGGAATTACAATCAGAAGCCTTATTCTTTAAAGGTGAATATGCTAGTTCTACATTTTATAAACTAAATGATTTAGTTAGATACGGTCAAAGATTATATAGAACAACAACTGCTCATACATCTGCCTCTAGTATATTAGACAATACAAAATTTGAATTATACCAAGACGGTTATGATTATAAAGGCGCATACACAGTTACAACTTATTACAAAGTAAACGACATTGTTAAGTATGGTGCAAATTTATGGATTTGTACCGAAGCTCATACATCTTCAGGTTCTGCTGGTTCATTTGACGAAACAAAATTTAGTTTATACACCGAAGGTTTACAATGGGAAGATAGTTGGAATGTTTCAACAGTTTATCAAAAAGGTGATGTTGTAACATACGGAGGTTATTCATACATTTCAACCGGCGAACAATCAGGTAATACTCCAAATCAACCAGATACATCTCATTGGGAATTATTAAATCCAGGTTTTCAAGCACAAGGAACATACTCACACGGAACAGCATACAAAACTGGTGAGGTTGTAAGATATGGTGGTAATGCATATGTAGCTATTGTCAATAGTACAAATGAATATCCTGCAGCTACAGACGGAACAACAAATACAACTTATTGGTCACTATTAAATTCAGGTTTTAATTATCGTTCAACTTATGACGCAGCTACATCATATAATATTGGTGATGTTGTTAGATATGTTTCATCTTCATATGTAAATTTAAAAGATAGACAAACAAATGTTACTCCAGGTACAGACGGAACAGTTTGGCAATTAATAGCACAAGGAGATACAGGTGCTGTATTATCTACAAGAGGTGATTTAATTTACCAAGACGCCTCTCAATCAACAAGATTACCTATTGGTGTTGTAGGTTCAGTTTTAACTACAGACGGTTCAGACCCTATTTGGTCAAACGCTGAAGGCCGAAATGTTTACTATGTTGCAAACTCTGGTTCAGACAGTAATCCAGGTACTCAATTTTTACCTTTTAAAACAGTTTATCACGCATTGCAACAAGCAACTTCAGGAGATGTTGTTGATTATAACACAGTTACAGGTGGTACAGGCGGTACTCCAGGTACTTACGATATTACACAAACAGGTTCAACTGGTTCAGGTACAGGTGTTCAAGCTAGAGTTATTTTAGATGGTTCATCCGTTCCTACAATTTTAACAATTACAAACGGCGGTTCAGGCCACGCAGCTGGTGATGTAATTACATTTGCTAATATTGCTCCAGATGGAAGTACAGTACAATTAGGTGGCGCAACTTCAATTACAATTACAGTAGTTTCTGCTTCAATTGGTGATGTTGTTTATATTAAAAACGGTGTTTATAGAGAAACTTTACCTATTAAAGTTCCTGCTGGTGTTACAGTACAAGGTGAAAGTTTAAGAGGAACAGAAATTAGGCCGGCTTCAGGAACAGGTCATCAAATTGCATCTGTTTCAATCAATACAAATGTTAGTGGCGCAACTGATGGAACATATAATTATGTACACAGTACAACAAACGCCGATGGTTCTGGTGCTGTATTTAATGTAACAATTTCTGGAGGTATTGCTACAGCAGTTACTATCTATCACGGTGGAGCAGGTTATTTATTGACAGACACATGTACAATTGCATCAGCTAACATTGGTGGTGGAGGTGATTTATTATTAGATATTGATAGTTTAGAAAACAATGACGCTTCTAATATGTTCTTAGTAAATAATGCTACTAACATTGTTCAAATGGCAATGAAAGGATTATCTGGTACACCAACCGCTGGTGGTACTGGTAAAGCTGCCGTTGTTTCATTAGACCCTAGTGGTACAATTTCAACTACATCTCCTTATATTCAAAACTGTACTTCAGTCAATAATAATGCAACAGGTATTCAGATTGATGGTAATTTGCATAGTTCAGGCAACAAATCAATTCTTGCAAATGACTATACACAAATTAACTCAGACGGTAAAGGTGTTCACGCAATTGCAGGTGGTCGTGGTGAGATGGTGTCCGTCTTTACATACTACAATGCAATTTCATTCCACGCAGAATCCGGTGGATTTATTAGAGGTCTAAACTGTTCATCTGCTTATGGTGAACAAGGTGCTGTTGCAGACGGTACATTAGCCGCAGAAAGTCCTGTAGAAGTACAGGCTCGTGGTGAGATGTTAAAATATGCAACTGCTGGATTTATTGGCGCTGCTACTGAAAGTGATATACAAGACATTGTGTCAACTTCAGGTACACCAACAGCGGCTGCTATCGTAGGTGACACTTCAGGTGCAACTGCTACAA